CTTGCAAGGTATCCACCGAGAAGTATTATATCACGATCCCGGATGATGAGTGCGGAAACAGTGCTTTGGAGGAAATCAAACAGGCTTTCCCGGAACTGGAGATCACTGACTACGGTACTCCTGCGGCTTGCCAGCATAGCTTCCAGACAACGGTATATACTAACATGTTGTGTGATGAGTGCGACAAGGTGTTCGAGGGATTCTTCACCAGCAAGGCTCCGGCGTCCTACCGCAACCGTATGTGGAAGAAACTGGAATCGACTCAGGAACTTGGCACTAACTGCAAGTGCGGTATCCGTTTCCGTGGCAAGGAAATGTTATTATCTCCGTCAGAGTGCTTGATGGATAAAATGACTTATGTAGAGGATAGCGTTGAGATCGTTGGCGCTAGCGGTGGTTATCCTGATTCTCTTGATGAGGGATCCCCCATTTGGTGGGATCAGCTTCACTTCGAGAGATTGTCCAGCAAAGCCCCGCGTACTCATGTTGGCGGCAATATGATGGATGATGAGTTGAAGGGTTACGCTCATTTCAACGGCTTCCCGAAACATCAGGACTTCATGGGACGGACATTCATGAACGAATACAGCCGTGTTGAACAAACAGCCCAATATGTGGACTTCCAGATCACGATTAATCCTCATAGATACTCTCAAGGATTCGGTAAGTATCTCGCCGATGATCCGGTTAATTTGATATTACGTGTACGCTATGGTGCTCATGAGGGTGTTCAGGAGATGATTAACATGATCGGTGCTGCCGCTGGTCTTGGCCCGGCCATCGTAACCGAGCCGAAATAAAGAACCTTTTTTGCGTTCATATATTTCCTAAAGGGGAGAGATTCAATTCTCTTCCTTTTTTTGTTATCTTTGAGGCAGTAGAATTAAAATATGATATTATGTCGGCTATTAATGAGTATTTAAAGAGACTGGCTTCCATCTTCGGTAGCATGGGTTTCTCCGTTCCGCCAGATGACTTCTCAGGTGTTGTCATAGACGGAAAGACGTATCCGGTCATGATGAGGAATGACGGGTGTTACGTGTACTTCGATGATAAAGGAGTAAAGAGACTTGTAAGCGAGGTCCCTAAAAAGGACTATCAGTTCATTAACATCAAGGACGCCCGTGTGTCGATCGTCAACCAATGTTATCGTACTCCGGGAGGTCAGGTAGAGGCTCGTATCCATACCTATATGAATAATAAGGGTGAGATATTGGCCGAGAAGATATTTATCATCAACTCATCGGATATCGATACTCCCATTGGCACGGAATTGGATAAGATCCCTGCCGAGTGGGTGGCTATAGATTGTAGTATAGCGGAGATGACCGATCGGGAGTTGATATTCGTAAGTAAATGTTATGCCACGGAAGGAGGCAAGGTTCAGATAGAGGGCGTAGAGTCGGTTGATCCCCGCCTGAACCCGGAGGTGTCTCATTATGAGGTGGTGAATACTACTGACGATAGTAACCCTATTGGAACGAAGTATAATGCCATACCTGATACGTGGAGGCGTATAGTATGTGATTTTCCGGACATGACCCAAAGGGAGATAATACCGGTGCTTAAATGCTTTGATACCGGGACCGGAAGGGTACAGATAGAGGGGTATAAGATATTTGATTACGAGATGGGTACCAGAAAGGAATGGTATCGCGTCAAGCAAAGTACCGATCCTGAGAATCCGGTAGGTGAGTTTATCACCAGCATAAGCGATGACTGGGTTGAGGTCGTTTGTGACTTCACGGATATGGAGGATCGTGATATTGAGGTAACTATAGAATGTTATAAGACACCGGCCGGTAAGGTGAAGCTGGAGGTTCTTACGTCATGGGACGGGAATATAGGAGTTAGGGATAAGAGTTATAAAGTCCTGGAGACTACCGATCCGTCACAACCTGAGGGCGCCAGCTTCAGTTCCTTGCCAGACACTTGGATAAGGGTAGTCTGTGATTTTGACGATATGGAGGAGAGAGATATCAAATCCTATATAGAGTGTTATGACAGCGGTAGCGGAAACGTTAAACTTCGAAGGATGGTGTCGTATGACTCCAAGATAAAGGCCAGATACACACGTTTCGAGGTAGTGGACTCCGATAACGCAGACTTTGTCCCAGGAGCCGCCCTAGCTACCCTCCCCGACGGATTCTCTTTGGTTCCTTGTGATTTCGTTGACTTTGAGGATAGAATGCTTCAGTCAAGGAAAGAATGCTATAATACAGATAAAGGTCGTGTACAGGTATTAAGAATAACGTCTTATGATGGAGATATAGATATAAGGGGCGCTGTTTATGTCGTTACACGATCTGAGAATCCCGATATTCTCGTGGATAGGATATATAATGCCATACCTGGAGGATGGGATCGCATGGTGTGCGAGATGGAGGATATGGAGGATCGTGATATCGAGTCTTTCGTGGAATGTTATGATAGCGGTGAGGGTAATGTCAAGGTAAGGAGAGTCGTGTCTTATGATGCCAAGGCAAACGAGCGCCACGTCCGCTACGAGGTACTGGATTCGGATAACGGCGGTTTCACCCCGGGACAGCGGATATCCACCCTGCCTACCGGATGGTCTTTGGTGTCTTGTGATTTCACGGATATGGAAGACAGAATGCCTATTGATATTGAGGAATGTTATAGGACATCAAACGGGAGCATACGTATGAGACATGTGGTGTCTTATGACGGTGATCTTGGGAAAAGAAACCAGTTCTGGGAGATTGTGGACTCGTCTGATAATAGGTATGGGCTAGGAAATAGGATAAATAATATCCCTGCGGATTTTATCCGTGAAAGGTGTGCTCTAGAAAGGTTGGATGATCGTATTACCAGAAGTTCGATAGAATGTTACTCGACTCCAGGAGGATCGGTAAGAATTAAATCCACTTACGTTATCAACCCTTTAAATCATGTTAGGTCGTATAATCATCATGTATTGAGTTCTACGGATAATGATATCAAGATTGGTACTCAATATATCTCTTTGCCATCTAATTTTACTCGTATCGAATGCGAGGAGCCGGATTACATGGATCGGCTTATAGATACTACCGAGACCTGTTATGATACCGGCAATGGTACGGTAAAGATCCGGAGGCAAGAGTCTCTTAACGGTAATCTTGATCTCAAGACATTTGATTATAAGATCGTAGAGTCTACTGATCCAGCATATAGATTAAATACTACACCTACGCAATCTGTTATAGACGGATGGACCGTTATTAGCTGTGATCTCAATATCATGGATGTAGATGATTGTTATGAGATCGGGGGGCATAAGATCCATCTAAAGGGCTTTAGGACGGTCAATCCTGCATTGCAGGATATTAAGTCCAAGCTTTATGTGGTATATTCAGATCATCCGGATTACGGTGTTGGAGATGAGTTGTCTTCTATTCCTGATGGGGCTAAGGTCACGATATGCGATTACGCTGATAAAAGCCAAAGACATATGGTTCCGGTGCGAGAGTGCTATGAGGTAGCCGATGGCCGGTTCTATGTGGAGGGAAGTCGGTTGGTGGATAACGATATGGTCGTTGAGCGGACGTCGTTAACGGTGATGGAGTCATCCTCTCCTACCTACCCGGTAGGTACGACACTGACCTCCATTCCTGTTGGCGCTACTATCGTGGCTTGTTTATGTCAAACCTGTTAATCTGAATGGCTATGGTTAAAGTATGTAATGATTATTTTATGATTGACGCCTTAGCTGGAGGTCAGGTCATAAGAAAAAGGAAATATCGTCGTGAGAATACGATGATAGGATATAAGTGGTATGATTATAATGGGGTCGAGGTTTCCGACCCCACAGAAATATCTCGTCTTGATGGACTGGCTACTAAGCATCAGCGTGTGGATGAGGCTTATGATGACCATGCTATTTTCATGTCTTCAACCAACTACGTTAACAGCGTTTCCGGTATACCTATGGACAAGCATATGGTTGTCGTTGAATGGAGACCGGATAGCGAGCAAGGTTTTGTCACCATGGCTCATGACGAGGGTCTTGACGGGGATAGCTATTATATAGTTATTATCAACACCGGAGATAAGCAGGCTACGATCTACACCCCCGTAGATCCTGAGGATCCAAAGGATGGGACTTCCCGTGCGGTTGATAGCGATAATATCTCCGTTGGAGGATCATATGTCTCTATATCCCCTAAGCAAGTAGAGAGGATAAGGGTTACTTTCCGTGACGGTAAATGGTATTATGAGTTAGTCACAAAAACATATCCTAGTAATACTGGAGGTGTTAAGATTGGAGATGTCGATTTTGTGACTTTTAGGTATTTATGGGAATCAAGCTCTGGAAGGGATTTGGATACTATGACGGAAGCCCTTAATTCTAATGTTCCCACCATAGATAATCTTGCTGTAGGTTGGTCTGGTCCAGGAAATGGAGATAGCTCTGTTAGAAAAGTCCTTAAATGGGGTGGTGATAATACCGGGTCTGGTAAGGAATGTGTTTGGATGTCGGTGAAGGATTTAAGGGCTAAGTATTATGATATCCTACCTGAAGAGACGTATTTTATGGCCTACGCTACATGGTTTGGATCTAAAGGCACGGGTAAATGCTCTTTTGAGCTTGTCGGATACAAGGGAGGTACGATGAGCCAAGACGGATATAATTTTATAAATACCGGTGGATCTGTAGTATATCAGAATACATATGATTTTGTATGTAATACCTATAAAGGAGCCGGATCGTATAAGACATCTTACGAGAAAGTAGCTCGTATTACTTACAATAAGCTAATTAATGAGGTGTATATGTCTATCGGAGGGGCTATAGACAAGGAAGATGAT